GGGCTTGTGCCGTACCAAATTTTAAAGCTCGGTTATTTTGTTCGTAACCAATAAACCCATCAAAACGTGCATCACCGCTTGTGGCATCTGAAAAGTGAATTAGACCCTGACCAGTAGTTGACGTGACAAATGTCATTCCGCTGTCTGCATCTGAAGTGTCGCCGATGACAAGATCAGCAGCCCCAGCGACTTGTGAGGATGGGCTAGTGTTGTTTATTCCTACCAACCCGCCGCTGTCGATGCGCATACGTTCCGTAATATTATCTGCACTGCTGGTTCTAAAAGCTATAAAACCGTCGTCTTTATTAGTAGTGTCAGCACCTGCTTGAAATAAAATCTGACCTACACTCGTACCGTTCCATTTACCTGTCACTCCTAAAAGAGCAGCATCTGCACTAGTACGATTAGCATCTCCAGCTATTTCATTACTTGTGTCGCCTGTTGATTTGACTAAAATACCCTCATCACCTGCATCAGTGCGTATTTCTAAATTTTTTGCTGGATTTGAGATTCCAATCCCCACGTTGCCGCTGCTGTCGATATCAATCCCACTAGCTGCATCTCTAGCGACTCTAAGGGCAGGGTTTTTAGTCCCGTTGGTAAGACCACCAAAGATGGCTTTGCTATTTGCGTCATCGTAGCTTAGATGGGTACCGTGATCATCTGCTGTAGGGTCTTGTATTACGATTGACGCCGTTGCTGATGAATCACCTTGAACTACAAGTTTATCTCCAACTGTGGTAGTACCAATTCCTACTTTGCTTGTTCTAGCATCTAAAGTAATTTTTGCGGTACCAGAACTATCACGAACATTGACAACACCTCCAGAACTTGTTGAAGTCAAACTAATGTTATCCGTACCATCAGTGTGATCTACAGTAACAGGCCCCCCAAATGTAGCAGCACCTGATTCTAAAACTTGAAAAAGAAGTGTGCCAGAGCCATCTGTAGAATCTTTACGAATATCAAAAAAACGATCTGTTTGATTGTTGTCTGAGTCAATATTTACAAATATTCCACTTGGGCTGTTTATAAAACCGTTGCTTAATCCCGCCACGCCTAATGTTATTGCACCGTCTAGCTGTAACGTGGACGCCATATCTACAGCGCCATCAATATCGACAACATCTAGATTAGTTGTACCGTCTACGTCTATGTCACCGGAGATGTCTAATGAAGCAAACACAGAAGTGCCTGTGGCTGTGACTGTTCCACTAAAAGTAGTATTGCCAGAACTATCTATTGTCAGTCTGGTGTTTGTACCGATTGCTGTGGTGCCGATTTTAAATTTATCACCGTCACCGTCATCAACACCCATCGTAAAGACTTGAGTGCCAGATAGAGCAAACGCAAGAAATGGATCACCGTCTGTGGCTGTATTGTTTATAAGCAAACCAGTAGTCGAACCAGCGCCACCAAGAGTCAAGCTAGTATCAGCAGTATGAGTAAGATTTATATCACTATCAGCGCCAAAGTTTAGAACAGCACCGTCAGACTGTAATGTAAGATCATCGTCTACAAACAAGTCAGGCACAGACAAATCTTGCATTAAATCGTAAACAATAGCACCAGTTCCACCACCGTCAGTGGCAATCATTTTGGTTTGACCATTGGCAATGTTTACAGTAGCGCCAGATCCTTGTTTAATTGTAATTATTTGACCGTTACTTGTGGCATTTTCAATCATCCAGACTTTACTGACTGTATTTGGTGCAAGCGTAATAACTCGCGTTGTGGTTAAACTTGCGCTTGATGTAATCTTTAAAAAGAAAGATCTGGCCGCATCAGAAGCGCCATCAGCCATTGTAATGGATGTATCGGCATCACCTATGATTTCATTGCCATAGCTAAAAGCCTCTGCAATAAGTTCAAGGTTGGTATTTGTTTTTGTACCCCATGACCCAGAGTTTTCCCCAGTGGCCATTTCTTCGAGGCGAAGGTCATTTACAAAGGTACTAGCCATATCAATCTATCCTTACGATTGCGTTGCTTGCTGTAGCTGCTGGGAATACAATTTTAAACGTACCGCCAGCTACTGTGAAATCTCCACCAAAAGCCAAAACTGCTATTGCACCTCTGTTGTTGTCAGAATCATACAGAGTTTTATTATAAATCAATGCACCATTAGCTGTGAAAGATGCTGATGTCCATTCAGGATCTGCTGCATCAAACACCCCACTGGTGCTGTTTTCAGCTACTGCAACACTCGTTAGCTGTTTACCTCCAGCAGTGTAAGCACTACCAGATGCATTTGTTATTTCCTGTGTTGTTGTGTAAGCATCTGTTGTTGCACTAAGATCTGCTGAACTTGTATAAAGTGCTATTCGTATATCGTCTGTATCTAGGTGATGATCACCAAGCAACAGATCCTTTTTGAACAATGTACACATTGCTTGTGTGATAGCCATTATTAGCCTCCGTTATATTCCGCTGCGTAATCACGCTGCATTTCTTGTACAAATAATTGTACTGCTTCGTCAAACTGTGTCTTGTAAAGCGCCAAGGTTTCTCCAGCCTTGAGAAAGGCTGATGCTTCGTAAAGACATGCTGATAGTAACACATTTTCTGCGTGATCGCCAATCCAACTGTTTGCATTGGTTGAAGACAAACCTGTTTCTGGAGCAATAAAATCGACCTGATAACTGTCTGTTGAGCTTGGAGTGGGCGCTATTATAATAACTGTACCAGACGTTCCAGCATTTTTTGTGCTGTATATTCTTGGCGTTCCTTGCGTAGTGGCGTTTGGCCAATAATCACGTAAATAAGAATCAACTCTGTGATCAAGATAATTTAAAACACTTGAGCTTGTTACAGATACCTGTCTAATCATTCTTGCATTTGCAACTGTATATTCTGCTGTTCCAGCCACAAGACTGGCTGAAGTTGTTTGTCTAAAACATGGCAGATTAGGCAGACGCTGAAAGATCATCTCTTCAGCCTGAGATATAATTTCATCAAGCGAACTACTTAATTCTGTGCTATCATCTTCAAGAAAATTTTGAATGTTTGTTTTAAGCTGCGTGTAATTCATTATTCACCCCAACCTTCATTGCCCCAACCTTCTTGACCCCAACCAAGAACTTGAGCAGTTTCATTACCAACGCCACCTGTTCCTCCAACTCCAGTTTCTACTATAGATAAGTTAAGTGCTTCAATTCCAACAGAACCAGATCCACCACTACCAGAAACTCCAGTAACTTGAACTACTGGTATTTCAACACCTACACCACCAGTGCCTGCAACGCCAGATTCGTCAATAGAAAGCTCTAATGCTTCATCGCCAATAGCACCAGTACCACCAACACCAGTCTCAGTAATAGTGGATTCAAATGCAAGAGTTCCAACTGCACCTGTACCTGCAACGCCATCTTCATCGATAGAAAGCTCTAATGCCTCATCCCCAACAGCACCTGTGCCGCCCACACCAGTCTCAGTAATGGTGGTTTCGACTAATGCCAGACCAGTAGCACCAAATCCACTTACACCCACTGAGGGGCGATCTCTGATGTCTACAAACGGATCGTAATTAAATCCTATAAATATTTCTACATTCTCAGGATCTTTATTTGGCCTTGCATCAAACAGGGCAGTTGCATCAAAGACATTTTTTCTTGGTGTAAGCTGTGGGTGTTTTGGCTCCCACTGATCAGGCGCAACTCTAAGTCCATCCCAAGTTGTTTTGAGATCCTTATATCTGACGCGAAGGCCAGAGCGATCACAGATCGCCATAGATTTTCTGCCTCTTGCGTACTTCAGCGCCATTACGAAATGCTCACACTTATAAAGCCAACATTGCCAGATCCACTAATACCAATATTTGGCCTTTCGTTTCTTGGTGTAAAAATGCTGTAGTTAAAACCGACATAGAAAATTATATCTTCTGGATCATTGTCTGGTCTTGAAGATCGCAATGCCGTTGCATCACGTACATCTTTAGGTGGTGTTATTTGTGGTTGTTTTCGTTCATAATCTTCTGGAGAAACTCTTTGGCCTTTCCAGTTGGTTCTTAGCTGTCTGTAAGGAATTTCCAGACCGCTTATGTCACTTATTGCTTTGCTGTATTTACCTGAAGCTCTTCTTGCCATCAATATAAATTCAGCGCAGTGGGCTGAACCCTCAAACTTACACCGTCATTATCCGAAGATGCTGCAAAGTTAAAAGCTCTTTCATACATTTCATTGAGTATTGAAAATTTATCCGTTGCAAATTTCAAAGCCAGCTTGCTTGCCAAACCAGCGCAAATGCATTCATTCCATCTGTATGGTATATCGGCATCTTGATTTGACGCAGTAATGTCTTCTAGCTGATTAACAGCCCAA